GATGAGACCCTAGATTCATGGGGTGGTGATGATCAGAGGTATGGATTCGAAATATGATGCGTATGAGGAATTAATCTCAGGGGTTGGTATGGAAATGTAAATATGATTTTACGTTCATTTATTTCTGGGCTATGAATGTTGGTCCGTGTCAGCGCATAAATTCCTTGGGGTCTCTAGGTGAGACCTCTGGGGTCGCGCTTCAGTGGTCGGGACGTAATTCCATGGCCCCTATTAGTGGGTGTCCATGGTGGTGCCCCATCTGTATAACTAGGTAAGGATTCAAGGTAAGGACTGCATCCTGACACTATAAGGGGTCAGTTAGTCTTACCTAGAGCAGACTGACTCCTGTGGTGAGAGTAGCAGGAGGCCTGAAATTCATTAAGGCCTAACCTTGTGGTGAGGGGGATTTGATTCATCGTAACACTTGTAACACATAGCTCAGGTTCGAGCAGCTCAGGGTCGAACAGAGGTATCCACCACAAGCGCAAGCATCCGCTGAATCCGACCAAGTTATACGTATCCGGATGAGTCGAGTCGAGTCGTAGTGTATTGAATGAAGAGTCATAACATGTTTGGTTCTTATATGGATATGAGATGATGAAAATATATTTGACTATATGATGAGTATGTGTTGGCTCTAGCTTACCCGTTTTGTTGCATGGTTGTGTTGTATGTGGCTGTTCTTCCTTGCGATGATCATCAACTTGGTTGATGGGAGCAGATGGGCGAGGTTCTCGTGGTCAGCAAGGGAATGGTGATTCAGTAGCTTAGCCATCTGGGCTGGAGTCATTTTATTCATGATTTCTTTAGGGCTACGGCCCCTGTATCGTCTTATGATTTCTTACTCTACACTCCTTGTTAGAATTGTATATGTTTTATGTTGGCATCGTGGTGTGCCAGGTTGTAGGGGTTGCGTTAAGGACCCCAAGACTACGCTGTTATACTTTATCGCGTGACGTTTCCTTTAATTTTGTTTAAAAATTAAATGGGATGTTACATTTATGGTATCAGAGCGGTCATTCCTTAGGTCTGTGGACTTGGGTTGTCCGCTTAGGTTTCTTTGTGTATCTGAGTGTTCAGTTAAAATTCTTGCCTTTATCGAGCCTAACCAAGTGATTTTCTGTGTGCCAGTAGACTATGCCACCTCCTCGTCGAGCCTCTCAATCATCCCAGGGGGACGCACCAGATATCGCCAGAGCCGTAGAGGCGATGGTAGTAGCTATGGCGCAGCAGAGTGCTGCGATGATGCAGCAGCATGAGGCATCCATGCAGCGACAGGCGGCGTCGCTTGAGCAGCAGCAGGCAGTGATGCAGCAGATGGAGGCTGCGAGGGTAGCTGCTGAGGATGCTCATCGGCAGCATATGGAGGCCCTCCGCCAGTTGGAGGAAAACAGGGCGGCTGCCCCTGTGTTAGGTCCTGAACCACGACTTGCTGTTAGGGAGTGGAGTCTAGAGGATTTCCTGAAGCACCACCCGGCAAAGTTTGACGGGAAGACTAGTCCTGACGTCGCAGACCAATGACTGAAGGACCTGGAGCGCATCTATGATGCGAAGATGTGCCCTGCAGAGAACAGGTTGGCGTTCTTTGTGTACATGCTCACGGGGGAGGCGGAGCATTGGTGGAGCAGCACCAGATCCATTCTGGAGGAGAGGGATGAGCCCGTGTCATGGGAGACTTTCAGGGAGAGATTCCTCTCCGAGTACTTTCCTGATAGCATCCGGTACGCCAAGGAGGTGGAATTCCTCCAGTTGACCCAGGGAGGGAAGACTGTCACTGAGTATGTCGAGAGGTTCAAACACCTCAGCCGTTTCTACACCCTACCACTCGATGAGGAGTGGCAATGCAGGAAGTTCGAGAATGGGCTTCGCGGTGACATCCGCTTGATGGTGGCTCCCTTGTCCATCAAGGACTTTGCCGCTCTGGTGGAGAAGGCCAGGGTGATGGAGAAGATGAAGTGGGAGGTGGAAGGCCAGCGCCCACAGTAGCCACAGCCGTCACAGAGGATAGGTGGACCATCTGGGTCCAGGCCCAGACATGAGGAGAGGAGTAGACCGTATGATAGACCACACCATCAGCCTCAGGGGTCTAGGGGTCTTCCTCCTCAGCAGGGTCGAGTGCAGTGTTACACATGTGGAGGACCTAACCCGAGGTATGCTTGTCCGCGTATAGAGGGTTACCGTAGGCGCAACAACTGTGGCAAGGAAGGTCACTTTGGGAGGGACTGTCCCAACCTTGCCAGGGCAGCGACACGCCCTCCAGTTCAGGCACCCCATCAGCATCAGGGGAGAGATAGAGGCAACAGGCCTCAGGCGACGGGCAGAGTGTACGCCATGTCAGGGGCTGAGGCATCAGGCTCAGGTAACTTGGTTATGGGTAGTTGCATGATAGCTGGTTCTTCTTGTTGTGTGTTATATGATTCTGAAGCGACACACTCTTTTGTGTCAAATGCATGTGTGGAATGGTTGGGTCTGCCGGTGCGTGAGCTGCATTGTGAGCTTGCGGTGTCTACTCCGGCGTCGGGTTTGGTCAGGACGTCGTCCTTGTGTGCTAGGCTTCCAGTGGAGGTAGAGGGGCGCAGGTACAGGGTGAACTTAATCTGCCTACCTCTACAGGAGTTGGAGGTGATCTTAGGGATGGATTGGCTCTCTGCCAATCGCATTCTGATAGACTGTCGGGAGAAGAAGTTGTTGTTTCCTGACTCAGAGGAGCCTGACTTGGTATCTTCCCAGGGTGTTATGAGGGAACTACAAGACGGTGCGCAGTGCTACATGATCTTTGCCCATATGGAGGTGGAGAGAGGAGAGACGACGTCTGTGATACCAGTCGTCTAGGATTTTGTGGATGTGTTTCCAGAGGAGGTACCAGGGTTGCCTCCCAGTAGAGAGGTGGAGTTCTCTATCGATCTAATCCCAGGAACAGGTCCGGTATCGATGGCTCCGTATCGTATGGCTCCAGCAGAGTTGGTAGAGGTCAAGAAACAGATAGAGGATCTGATGGAGAAACAGTTCATCCGACCCAGCACTTCACCTTGGGGAGCACCAGTGTTGTTGGTGAAGAAGAAGGATGGGAGTTCGCGCCTATGTGTGGATTACAGGCAACTGAACAAGATGACTATCAAGAACAAGTATCCGCTCCCAAGGATTGACGACTTGATGGATCAATTACATGGGTCATCAGTGTTCTCGAAGATAGATCTGCGATTAGGTTACCACCAGATTTTGGTAAAGGCTGATGATGTACAGAAGATAGCCTTCAGATCCAGGTATGGCCACTACGAGTATGTGGTTATGCCTTTTGGCGTGACCAACGCGCCAGCAGTGTTCATGGACTACATGAACAGGATCTTCCGGCCTTTCCTAGATAAGTTTGTCGTGGTCTTCATAGACGACATCCTTATCTACTCCCGGACGTAGGAGGAACATGCAGAACACCTTAGGTTGGTGCTTGGTGTTTTGAGAGAGAAGCAGTTGTATGCCAAGGTCTCCAAGTGCGAGTTCTGGATGGATGAGGTTCAGTTTTTGGGGCATGTGATATCCGCCCAGGGATTGCAGTGGATCCGGCAAAGGTAGAGGCAGTGATAAAGTGGGAAGATCCTAAGTCGGCCACAGAGATCAGGAGCTTCGTGGGGTTAGCGGGCTACTATAGGAGATTCATAGAGGGATTCTCCAAGATAGTGGCGCCTCTGACCTTGCTTACTCGAAAGGACCAACCTTTCACTTGGACGGACAAGTGTGAGGAGAGCTTTCAAGAGCTAAAGAGGAGATTGACGAGTGCTCCTATATTGGTAATTCTGGATGTGGGGAAACCGTTTGAAGTCTACTGCGACGCGTCTCATCTTGGACTTGGTTGCGCCTTGATGCAAGAAAAGAAGGCAGTGGCGTATGCTTCACGACAGCTTAAGGTGCACGAGCGTAATTATCCCACTCATGACCTTGAGTTGGCAGCGATAGTATTTGCCTTGAAGATCTGGAGGCACTATCTTTATGGTGCACAGTTTCGAGTGTTCAGCGACCACAAGAGTTTAAAGTATTTGTTTGATCAGAAGGAGCTGAACATGAGACAGAGGAGGTGGATGGAATTCCTGAAGGATTATGACTTTGAGCTCCTATATCACCCGGGGAAGGCAAATGTAGTGGCAGATGCTTTGAGCAGGAAGACGGTACACACTGCACACCTTATGATTAAGGAGGTGGAACTACTAGAGAAATTCAAAGACATGAGGATACATGTGGAGTTGGGGTCCGAGTCCATTAGGTGTAGTACCCTCACTATCTCTAGTGATTTCTTGGACTCGATTAGGGAGAGGTAGTTGTTGGATGCCAGTTTGAACAGGGTTAGAGAACAGCTTGGATCAGAGGAAGCTAGAGATTTTACTTTGGGTGATGATGGTATACTGAGGTTTCAGGGCAGAATCTACATACCTGATGATGCAGAGGTGAGAAAGTTGATCCTTGAGGAAGGACACAAGAGTCGTCTTAGCTTGCATCCGGGCATGACTAAGATGTACCAGGACCTCAAGGAAACTTTCTGGTGGCAGGGGATGAAGAAGGATGTGGCACAGTTTGTATCCGCCTGCCTGACGTGTCAGAAGGCGAAGGTGGAGCACCAGAGACCCGGGGGAATCCTATAGCCTTTAGAGATACCGGTGTGGAAATGGGACAGCATCTCCATGGACTTCGTGACCCATCTTCCACGGACTTTCAGAGGACATGACACCATCTGGGTGATAGTGGATCGGTTGACCAAGAGCGCACACTTTTTGGCGATGAACTTGAGGATGTCCATGGCCAAGTTGGCCCAGTTGTACATTAGAGAGATAGTAAGACTTCATGGGGTGCCCTCGAGCATAGTTTCCGACAGAGACCCGCGGTTCACGTCTCGGTTTTGGCAGACGTTACAGAGTGCTATAGGTAGCAAGCTCACCATGAGTTCAGCGTATCACCCTCAGACCGATGGCCAGTCTGAGAGGACGATTCAGTCGTTAGAGGATCTGTTGAGGACTTGCATCTTGGATCATCTGGGTGCTTGGGACGAGGTATTGCCTTTGATAGAGTTCACCTACAACAACAGCTTTCATGCGAGCATTGACATGGCGCCATACGAGGCTCTTTATGGCAGGAGGTGTAGGACTCCTCTTTGCTGGTATCAGGATGGAGAAGCGGTGTTGGTTGGACCAGAGTTGTTAGAGCAGACCACCGAGAAGGTGAGGATGGTGAGAGATAGGATGTTGGCTTCGCATAGTAGGTAGAAGGCCTATGCAGACCGTAGGAAGAGGCCTTTGGAGTTTGCAGCAGGAGATCATGTGTTTTTGAGGGTGACCCGAACCACTGGTTTGGGAAGGGCTCTCTGCTCAAGGAAGCTTTCGCCCGAATTCCTTGGCCCGTATCAGATCACAAGGAGGATTGGGCCAGTAGCTTATGAGATAGCTTTACCCCCGCAGTTGGCAAACCTCCATCCGGTGTTTCATGTGTCACAGCTGAGGAAGTATGTATTCGATCCAGCCCATGTGTTGGAGGCTGAGGATATACAGATCAGAGAGGATCTCACAGTGGAAGTACCACCCATAGCTCTTGAGGATAACAAGGTTGAGGAACGTCGTGGGAAGATCGTTAGTCTTGTTAAAGTTATCTGGGATCAGAGGACGGGTGACTCGACGTGGGAGTTAGAGGAGGACATGAGAAAATCACATCCACATCTGTTTACCTGGTGAGTCTTTATTTTCGAGGTCGAAAATTTTGTTGTTGGGGAGAATGTAAGGCCCCATTTTGTTCCTGCCCTAAAAGTTAGTGGGCTGCCCTACAGTATTGGGCCTAAAGGTCGGCCCATAGAATAAGAACCTGTTTCAGTTGCCCTAACACTCACACTTTCTTCATTTTCAGATTCGCAGCCGCCTCCTTCCCTGTTTCCGCACTAGAGCATTGCTAGGGTTAACCTTGTCGTCTCGAACCGGTCGCTCAAAGCTCATGTTCTACTATCTACTCCATGTAAGTGACCCTAAACCTATTGTTCTTACTCCCTTGTAGTCCTTTTTGTATTTCCATTGTTTAGGGTTAGTCAGTAACCTCATTCTTCCAACTGTACAGTTGTTCCGCCAATTTCCAGGTCCGCCTCTCGAGCTGCTATGCTCCGTAGTCCAGTGTCGAGGTCTAGTACAAGCTTTTACCAGGTACGGGAAGTTAAGGTTTCAGTCGTTTTGTGTTGTCTTGGCTGTTCTTGAGTGAGTTACTGATTGCATGGATAAATCCTTCATTTTGGTGTGATTAAATGCTTTGTATGCTTGGTTGGTTCGATATGCATGGCTGTTGCAGTGAAGAACAGTGGCGAGACTTGTTAATCTCGCCCAAGCGAGTGAATCTCGCCTAGGCGAGATGAAATAGGGAGCTCGCCTAGGGCTATTGCACGAAAGGTCGCCCAGGCGACCTGCTCGAACTTTTTGAGCGAAGGAACACCTCGCCCAGGTGAGAGGGGTCTCGCCTAAGCGAGATCCCGTGATTTTCCCTGAGTTCTCCATCGAACCCTCGCCTAGGCGAAGGGGGGGCTCGCCTGAGCGAGCACGTCTCGCCTGAGCGAAACCCTTCAGCCTGAGCGAGGGGTTGGGCGAGGCAGTATGCTGTTTGGGTGCTTGTTTAATTTTGGATGATTGATATTGGCTTTAGTGTGAATTGTATGATGAGAAACATGTATATAATGGAATATTATGTGTACTTGGCATGAATTATGAATTGTGTATGACGGGTGAGATATGAAATTGGCATGTGAAATGAATGAGTGGTGTGGAGCTAAAGGAACATGGTATTAATATGAGATGAGACCCTAGATTCATGGGGTGGTGAT